TAGAAAATGCAGAGTTTTCTGAGGATCAGATTAAGCAGCATTTGGATGAAGTTATGACTCCTCTTCTAGAGATGTCCGGTATTCTAGAATCTGATGGTAGCGAAGTTGTTCTTCCTCTTCCAGCATATGAAATCTCGGCTGTTATTAGTATGCTTCAAGAAGGTGAATTAACTGAAGAAGATGCGGATGCAGTTGTTGATGCTCTGATGGAAGAATATGAGATTGATAACGAAGCTGATGCCAAGTATCTTGTTGAATTAGCACAAGCAGCTATTGAAGAGGTTGGGTTCGATGGGTGTCTTCCGTCATTAGTTGAGCTTTCGGAATTGGCGATTAGTCTAGTCGCTTCCGGAGTTAGTTTACTAGAAAAATATGATTCGGATGAGTATGGGGAAGCTATGAAAGAACTGGATACAAGAACGGGGCTCAAGAAGATACCGGCGAAGAGACGTGATGTCAAAGCGGTGAAAGGGTCTAAAAGAAGTGGCGCGGCTAATACTCCTGGTTGGGTAGACAAATCAGACGATAGAGTACCAGTTTCCGCTCCTGCAAAAGAAGAAGTGGAAAAAAAGAAAAGAATGATAGAGAGAATACGTGGAGGAATGACTAAATCCGGTGAGAGTTTAAAAGCCGGCTGGGGAAAAATGGGAGGGGCTACTAAGGCAGCTGCTGCTGGTGTAAAAAAGGTATGGGATAGCGGAAAACCAGGAAAGGCTGCTGTTGTTGGGGCGGCTGCCGTTACTGCTGCGGCAATAGCTACTGCGGCATATTTGGCATATAGAAAATTCAAGAATCTGGCATGCTCGGGTAAATCTGGTTCGGAAAAGGCAAAATGTATGATATCCGCGGCCGATGCCGGTATTGCAGAGGCCAAGAGACAGGTTGCGTCTGCGGGAAATAGTCCTAAAGCCCAATCTAAACTCGCAAAAGAAATTGCAAAATGGGAATCTGTAAAGGCTACTTGGAAAGCCAGAGCCTAATTTATTGCTGAATCAGGAGGGGGCCAGGGTGAAAATCCTGGCCCTCTTTTCAAATTAGAGGGGTTGATCAAACTTTGGTTATATCGATGTCTGCAAAATCTGTTGTGTCAAAAATAACTAAAACGATAACGGATGATATAGGGGTCATAGAAGGAGTAAAATTTGGAACCCTTCCTAATTTAGATAATGCTTTGGCTATAGCAAATGTACATGTACCTTCAGTGGAATCAGTTTATAATCAGGCATTAAGTGATGTAACAGATGTTGTTGAAAATAAAGTTCCAGAAATTGGAACTATTGATTCTACAGCTCAAGTCGAAATTACTAATATTTTTGATACCTGCCCAACAACAAAAAAGTTAGGATGTCTTAGAAATCTATCTTCCTTTTTAGATAGTATGTCCGGTGATTTATCAGATAAAATTGAAACTATAGGTTCAATTATGGCGTGTATTGGTGATGGAAATATTGAATCACTTTTTGATTTATTTGATGATTCTAAGTCGGCTGAAAATGATGAAGTAAATTTAGCTAATGAAATAATGAAATATGATTTTAATTTGACATTTTTATCCGATGTATTTTCTACAATACAACGGGTTGAAACCTTAGCACAATGCCTTGGTGATTTAGGATTGCCTGTTCCTGATATTAGTGAGGTAACTACATTCTGTGATGACATGTATATTAACCCAACTACAAAAAAATTAGATGTTCCTAAATTATTAGACGATGGGTTTGCTGGTGGTCCTATGAGTGAAGCTGAAAAGATCCAGCAAAAGTTAAGAATTAAGACAACCGATAAAGTTATTAAAATTGGAGCCAATAGAGCAGCCAATAGAGTTTCTCAATTAATGAAAAGCCCAGATCTTAGTTTTATGGGATTTCTATCCCCCTCTGTAGCAGGTTTACCAGGTATTCCAGCAGGATTACCTACCGATGGGAATCTACCAGATATTCCTATGAGTACAGTATTGCCCAAGGAGCTATAAATTGAGTGATCCTCTAGGAGTAGTTAGGTGCTATTCCCCAGAGTTAAATTATTATTTTTATGAATATTGGAAAAATTATGGGGAAATAAAATTAGAGTATGTTAAGGTCCCAGAAGCATATGGGCCTAGAGGTTTATATCCATCACGTGTATGTTTTTTAGAACTTTTATTCAATAATCATTATTCAGAATCTAGTTTTAATTATTATTTTAGAAGAGAATCTGTTACAGTTTGCCCCAAACCTGTTTGGCAAAGACTTAATACTATTGGTACAGTTCCTACTTTTTTTTGTACAGATTCCACATGTGATTTTGTTACTGATACCACAGGGAATATTCACGTAATAGCAAATCATTGTTCATCTGAGGAAAATTTATTTAATATAGAAGAGGAAGAAGCAATTTTATTATACTATTTGCTTCAATATAGATTGGGATTTACCTTTGACTTAACTTTTCCTATTACAACATTGACAAAACCACTATCTAAGTTAATCTATATTTATTTAGATATGATGTTGCATTATAATTATGAGTATTTTTATACCTATCCGGATGTAATTGCTTCATCAAATAATATTCTTGAAACCATGTTTGAGCTTTATGTAATGAATGAAGCACATAAACTTGCAAAAAACTGGGATTTTGTTATAGATTCGGATATTATTAGGATGTATCCCATACGTCAAAAGATTATAGCGACTCAAGAAATGGTGACACATAAGCAATTATGTTTAAAATTTGATCCAGAAGAAAATATTTTTATTTTTATAAATGGAGATCTTCAAGATAATGATTATTTTCATTTATTACCCATAGATACGACTGGTTGTATCTGTGATGCTACCTCGTTTGTATCAGTCTTATCTTGGGAAGATCCAATAAGTATTGTTGTTGATGATATGATATTAATAGAATCATACTCAATTGTTAAGGTCAATATGGTCACTATGCCTACTGTTTGGGAGGAACATCAATTTATTCATCCAGAGTGGGTACCAGAAACTAAAGTATACCCCATTGTTGTTCGAAATGAGGATGATCCATAATGTTAAATGAACTTACATATAAATTATTTAATCTCATTAATCTTTTAGATAAAATTGATGAAATAGAAGCGGATTCAACCTTAACAGATGTTCAAAAGATAGGGGCAATTCGTGGTGCTGCTCAAGTAGGATATGATGGGGAGAATATTACAGATATAGATGAAAATATGATTCAAATTCTTCAAAATGATTATGATCAAACAAAAGACTTCTTTGAGAAAAGAATAGATCAGCCAGCGATAATGACGGAAGATCATAAGAGACTTCGTCAATTATTAATTAAATGGTATACTGCAAATAAAGCATTGGTTAGTATTTCTAGACATATAACAGATATTTATTCTATGCCCGCAGATGCTTTAAATACTTTGATTAAGAGTTTTGGATTTCCTTACCCTTTAAAGATACGCGGTTTAAATAATAAAACAAGATTTCTTTATGATTTAGTTGAGCTTTATCGTCACAAGGGATCCGCTACCGCTCTATATTCTGTTTTAAGTTATTGCGGTCTTAATGAGATTAAGATTTCGGAATGGTGGTTAGATACAGTACCTATAATTTTACCAAGGCAATATGTTTTTCAGTCTAGGGTAGTTGCTCCAAAAGATGATCCGCAAACTATTCAAATGGAATATGATGATTTTTTAGAAGATGATCCATTATGGCAACAAACAGAGGAAGATATTGATTTTCTTTATGATTTACAAAAGATACATTTACCTTCAATAACTCCATATATTTCAATTACTGCAACTATTGATCTTCTAGCTTTTAATGAGGCTCTTCCTATAATTAATAGAATATGTGCGGAGCAGTTTGAATATTGGACTAAATATGGTACTTTAAATAGAGATATCTTTTGTAGTGTTTATGGACAAAATGTAGCATTTTTAGAATTGGCTTTAGCTGTTGCTTATGTTTTAAATGGTCCTATAGTAAAAAAAGTAGCATCTGTTCCACCAATAGATCCGCAAGAGGGTGATCAATATTTAATTTCATCTCTTGGCGGATCTGGTATTTGGTATCATAAGAATAGTTATATGGCCAAATATTCTAATGTTTATTGGAAGGGCACTTGGGTATCTACTACGGTGTATCCAAAAAATGCTGTTGTTCTATATGATGGTATAAGTTATATTTCATTATTTACAGGAAATATGGGTAAAACACCTAGTACTTCTACTGTTTGGTGGGCAACTACGGCAAGTCTTGGTGGAGAAATTCCTGGAGCCCAATGGGAATATGTTTTATTACCTATTGGGACCCCCGTGTATGTAACGAATGAAAAGAGAAGATATATTTTAACTACTGGCGGTTGGATCCCAGATGTTTTTTCTACACGTGAGGATAATACCGCTGGGAGATTAATTTATCAATATCAACATGATATTGATCAGGTTCCTGGATGGGCAGAATCACCACAAACCCCAACTACTTCTTGTAGTTATACAGTCAAAGGGACTATCACATCTACAACTCCAACGGCGTCTCCTGGTGATTATTATATGGTTAGCAATACTTCTACCGGAGATTGGGAAGACTATGCGAAAACAATCGCTATGGATACCACAGAAGGTTGGATATCCATTAGTCCTTTAAATGGTGTATATGTTTGTAATTCATCTGATAATAAAGTATATATTTTTAGAGATAGGGACGGATATAATGATGCTAAATTCTCTGAGATAATTTCAGATTATAGAGAAATTGTAGATTGGCGCCCAATACCTAGTGATATTGAAGATTGTTCTTCTACTACCTCGGAAAAGGATTTAAGATATGCTGATTTTCAATCCGAATTTACTACACTAACGACAAATTTCTTTCTAAATGGTTTAGTAGCTAATGAATATTGGTTCAATGCAATTAATCCGGAATTTAAGGATAATATTGATACTAATATTTATTCAGGAGAAATGAATACAACAATTCAATCTATTTATAATGCTATGGACGAGTTTCTTATTTATAATGATATTTTGGAAATGCCATTAAGTTATATGTTTAATGGTGGGGATGTATATGATGATCTAAAAGATGTTATTGATCTTTTCAAACCGTTTAGGGCTAGAATTCGAACATTTCACACACTGTTTAAAATTGATGATCCATTGTCAGATTCGATTCTTTTGTCAGATAATGGTTGTCAAATAGATATTCAACAACTCCATGTAGAGTTAGGTCCATATGCAGATTTGTATGACTATTCAAGATTGGCCATTGACCAATTGGATATTTATATTGAAGATACTTATGAGGATACTTATATAATATCTGATTTGTGTTATACATCTCCTACTGAACTTTTACCAGAAACTGTAATTGTAACTGATTTAGATGTTCTAGAAGTACAAGAAATATTAGATGAAAAGGGTTCATGGGATGAATTAGATATTGGTCAGGTATTAGATATTGCTTCCATTACGGTTATTGAGGTTGAGGCGGCGGATATTCATCCACCGGGATATTCGTGGACATTAATTGCAGAACCACCCACGGAACTTATATCTGATGATAGTTTATTACATTGGGATCCTATTACAAAAACCATGTCATTATGGTACTAAATTTAAGGAGGAGTAACAATGGAAATTATACGTAAGGTTGAGACTATTCCAGTTAGATTTGCAGATTCAGAAAGGAATAATTTGAAAGATCGTATTGTTTGTACAGATTCTAATCAAAATCTGAGGGGTAGGGTTCGAATTATTGCTAGAGATAAGGGAGAACCAGATAAACTTCTTCATGATGATCATAATTTAATTGTATATCGTGGTCGAAATTGGTTGATGCAAAGAGCATTTAATCAAAATTTAGGAATGAATGGGGAACAGGATGAAGATCCATCAGGTTCTTCCCCAGTAGGAACTAGAGCATGGAGAAACTGGTTTATATCATGGTTTGGTGTAGGTACTGGTGCTAGTTTAGAAGGAACCAATCCTCTAGCAGTTCTTCCTCCAGATCTAGTGGATTATAAATTGGGAGTACAATCTGAAATTGGTGGGGCGGCAGGACATTCTTTACCTACACCATATGGAAATAAAGAATTTAAGAGATTTGATGATGGATACCCACAATTTTTAAATGATCCAGAATTAAATCCAGATGGTGAATATAGTGATTTATATGCTCTTTTAGACCCAACTATAGCGGCAGGTTATTATATTACTGATCCTCAAAAAGGATCTCCTTATAAACCCGATAGTTTCTTGGTTGCCTTTGTTCAGGTAACTCTAACAGCAGCTGAAGCAAATGGTGGAGTAGGACTATATCGAGATCTTAACGAAGCTGGTTTATTCTTTTCTAATAGTATTACTCCCGGATCCGTGACTGATTGTGAACTTTTTGCTAGAGTTACTTTTAGCACAATAAGAAAATCTGAGTCGCGAATATTGATATTCCAATGGTTGATCTATTTTTAAATTCTGATAGAAGGTGCTATGTGAATAAAATCGACCAAAATTAGCCAATTTCAGGCTCAGGGCCTCAGGACAAATAAATGATAATAGGTTTAGCATCTAATTCTTAAGGAGGAATATAGAAAATGGCTCAAAGGATATCACCTGGTGTGTACACGCGAATTATTGATCTCTCTACATATGTGCAGAATGTTCCAGCGACAATTGGGTTTGTACCAATTGTAAGTGAGCTAGGCCCGGATAATCAGCTTCTTCGGACCAACGCCAGAGAATTCTATATGGATTATGGCGAACCGAATATGGCTTATACCGGGAATACCACATATGGTCAGGGATCATATGTATGTAGTTCATTCTTATCTCAGTCAGATTTCTTATATGTTACCAGAGTTCTTCCATCGGGAGAACAATTAGTGGATGATTCCGGGGATCCAATACTAGATAGTCATGGAAACCCAATTTATTGTAATGCGGAATATAGTAATTTATTTATGGTAACTGACTCTACCTATAATGTTTCCTTGGTGTCATATAGTGGGGTCAATTCTTATTCAGAAATTGATACTATTTTGGAAGCAACTGCTGTAGAAGAAGCATTTTGTGCGTTTTATGGTGCAGGTCGTGGGGATTATTATAATAATTTCCAGATTAGATTAACTAGACATTCTAATCCTTTTGCCAGAGGTATTTATCTTCTAGATGTTTATCAAAGGCAAAAAAATGATACAGTTGGTGATTCTGGTCTTCTGGAACCGGTTTATGAAATTCTGGAAAGTTATGAAGTCTCTTTTGATCCACAAGGACGAGATGATTCAGGAGATATTAATTTTATTGAAGATGTACTTAATAAATATTCTAGATATATAAGATGTAAAACTAACAAACTCCGTTGTGAAGAAATTAATGATTATTTTGGTCTTCTTCAGGATGCCTATCTACAATCTGTTCAGGCTGCTAAGGATCATGTTCCTCCTCTACCGATACCGGCACAACCATATTATGCTGATGCTGCTTTTGTTTCAGGTGCAGTTAATTTAGAAGAGGGAAATACTGATCTTTTTGATTCTGACGGTCTTCGTACCGGATTACTTAAAGTTTTAATGGCTAAAGCATATCAGGGTTTATTAGTTCGCCCTACGGATTCTCAGTTATTATATGATATTCTGGATATTGATAATTTTTATTTCAATGTTATTTTAGATGCTGGATATCCTACAGATGTGAAAACCCAAGCGGTTGCTTTATCCAGAGCTAGAGAAGATGCTATTTGCATTCTGGATAATGGGGATAATGAAGATGTAGATGCCGCATTGGATTCTAGAAACTATAATCATACCTATAATACCTATCTAGCAGCATTATATGAGCCATACTCTAAGATATATGATGTGTACACCGGTAGAGATATTTGGCTTTCCCCAGTATATCACATGGCTAACATTATACCTTATACCGATAATGTTTCAGATGTTTGGTATGCTCCGGCTGGATTTAATAGAGCAACTATTGCTGCAATTAAAGAGATGCGATATAATACTCGTGTAGCAGATCGAGATGAGTTTTATTTAGCGCAATTGAATCCTATTGTGAAGTTTGATGTTGGATATACAGTTTGGGGACAATTGACTACCCAAAAGAAACCTTCAGCATTACAAAGCATTAATATTGTTAGAATGCTTCTGTATGTGAAGAGAGCTTTAGAGAGATATTGTAGATATTATATCTTTGAAATGAATGATGCTGGTACATGGTTATCTGTTCAAAGAGATGTAACTCAATTTCTTTCAAAGGTTCAAGAGGCTCGTGGTCTTCAGTCCTTTAATGTCTCTGTATCGGCTACAGAATATCAGAAAAAATCTAAAGAGTTCTCTGTTTATGTAACTTTAGATCCAACTAGAGCCGTTGAAAGAATTGATCTAGTTTTTACTATCGTATAAACTTTTTGGGAAGTCATCAAGAACAACCCCTCAAGATGACTTCAGAGGCGCTCCTCCCATGGAGCGCCTCTTTGTTCATATAGGTCGAGCAATATAAAATTTCATATAGAAAGAGATTGACTCTTGATTAGGAAGATACTAAAAGGAAAAATATATGTAATACAAAAAGGAGATGATAAACCATGGGTGTTGGACTTGGAAATTTGGCATCTAATAGATTTACTAGAAAATGGGGGGGTACGGTTAAGACAGTTGACCCCTATGTAACTGGGTATTTTTGGTCTTATTTTTCTAATGTGCCTACAGAAAGTTTAATTTCGACCATACAGATTCCAAAAACCGGAGCTTCAGACGTTTTACCGGTGATTACACTTAGTGATCTACCTAAAATTTTGGCAGCATCATTACAAGCAGTAACTATTCCTGGTGTTACTATTGGTAAGACTGATTTTACAGGTCTTGGAGGAATTCGTTGGGCGGCACCTACCACAGTCGAACAAGATAATACCATAACTCTAAGATTTACAGAGTTTCAGGGTCTTCCCATACATCAGATTCTTCATGGTTGGACTCGTATGATTCGTGATTATCGTGCCGGTATTTCCCTTCTAGGATCAGGGATGTATACTAGATCAAACTATGCATGTTCTATGTATTATTGGACTACATTACCAAATGCTATTGATATTCAATACTATGCTTGTGGAACTGGTATGTTTCCTCTTAAAGATCCTACTGATCAGTTTGGTCATGATTTGGGCACAGTTGATAAATTGGATATTGATTCTGATTGGAATTGTGATTATCTGTATCATGAACCTTGGGTATATACTCAATGTGTTTCGGCATTAAATGATATGAGATCAGATTTAGGCAGTGATAATGGAGAAGATTGGGTAGTAGCAAATGATCCACCGAGTGATGGTGGAACACCACTAACTGGTTAATGAGTAATTGTTAAAGTCAAAGAGGGGATATTCTTTTCGGGTATCCCCTCTTAAATTTCAAACTTTTAGTAAATAGGGGTTGGAAAAATGATTGCTTCAAAATCTGACGGAAATTATATGTTGAAGTTGCAGTATCAAAATGAAGATCAGTTAGAATTAGATGCGGTTATACAGAGAGTAGAAGTTTTTGCATCATTAAGAACTCCATATCATAGTGTTAAAATACAACTATTATGTAATGCCAGAGTTTGGGCTGCTAATCAGGTTTATGGTAGAGATGATTATTCTCTTTTGATAATTAAAATGACTGAGGATCAACATCCGGAAGCTCCAGTTTTTCTCTCTTTGACCTGTATTCATACTGATTTACCATTAACTTTTAAAGGACAAGGCACTAAGAATAATGATCCATATTCAATGGATCCAGTAACAATATATTGTATAGTTAATTCTACATTTACTCTAATGAATACTCCAGTTAATAAATGGATTTCTGAAAAAACCCCAGTAACTCCAATGGAGGCTGTTGATATTCTTATCGCAAATTTTTTGCAGCCTGATCCAACATTACGAGTATTGATTGATAAGAGTAATCAGAATGAAGAGAAATTACCACAATTAATTATTCCGCCTATGTCATTCGTAGATGCGTTACGATTTTTAGATCAATCGTTCGGATTGTTTTCTGGTCCTGCTTTTTATTTTGCTATGTTCCCTTTATCTAAAACCGACCCCAAACCAATGGAAAAGAAAACTTTGTATATACATGATTTAAGTACACAGATTAAAAAAAGTGAGATGTGGAAACTTTATGTATTGGGAATGGATGGAAATGCAAGTAAAGAGATTTCAGAAGAATTAAAAAGAGATGATAGATTTTATACCTTCGATACAATTCAGCATATTTTTACGGGTAATGAAGATGTTTTATTACAAGGTGGAAAGAACGTAGTTATTTCTAAACCAACGAATAAATTATATAAGTATACAGAAATGTCAATAGATGATTTAAAAATGTCTGGTCTTTGGGATGGCCCACCATCTTTTGAAGAAGCAGCATTAACATCTAAGAGGACAGTATTTAGGAATAAAAATGTATCAGGTACTAATGATGGGAATGCGTTTATTACCTCACAATTAAGTCGGAGAATGTCAGGATCATCTGAAATTCAATTTACTATTTTTAGAAATATCACATTAAAACATCTTTTGAAAATAGGTGTCCCTGTTGAAATTGATCCGCAAGTTGAGGAGTATCAGATGTATCGTGGAAAGTATATTGTTTCTGGTTCAAGAATAATTTTTGATAAGACGAGCGGTGGGGGAACAAAGCATGGGGATTATTGGACTATTACAGCAGAGATGCGGGCGATACGAAGTAATTTGAGCTATATAGGAGAAAAATGAGATTTTTTATCATTCCTTGAACAGGTTAACCTGCTCCACATAGCCTTAGGCCCGATATATTTGCGCAAATATATCGGGCCATTATTATTTTTATGTCGAAGAAGAGAAAAATAAGGGCGACTTACTGATTTATTGAAGCATCAGTTTCCTGCAACAATATCTTGCAGATCATGATTATTAATCATGGCTTCGCCCAAGCAAAGGATGTTTCTTGCAGCATTTACATCTCGGTCTAAAACAAGCCCACAATCACATTCCATTGTACGAATATTTAATGGCATATCATGCAATTGTCCGCATTGACTACACGCCTTACTGGTATTCTTTGGTGGCACTTCAATGATATTATTAGTCTTGTATTTTAAAAAATCAATAAATTTGGAAAGTGACGAGTTTTGAACCGATTTGTTTAATCCATGCCAACAATATTATAGGACAAATTTTTGAAATCTTTGGGGGTTTGTGATGAAGCTAACAGAATCTTCTTTAGTAAGAGCTAAGAAGTTCTTGGATTATAAGAATAATCCAATAAAATGGATTAAAGATTGTGTGTATCTTCCCGAAGCAGGTGGAGATACACACATGACTATGTATAAACCACAAGAAGAAATGCTCAAGATGTTTTTGGAAAAGCATTATGTAATAATATTAAAATCCAGACAAACTGGTTTTTCAACTCTAGCACAAGTTGTAATTGCATATCTTTGTACCTTTTATGATAATGTGGTATGCGGGATTACTTCTAAGGATTTAGATGAAGCATCAGATGCCTGTAGAAAAACTCTTGATATTTTAGAGAAACAACCAAAATGGCTAGTTCCTAAATTTCTAAAGAAAACCCAACAATCTTTTATTACTAATAAAGGAAATCAACTACATGCTAGAGCAGTATCCCCAACAAACCCATCATCTTTATTTCGTGGTAAGGCCATAACTTTTTTAGTGGTAGATGAGGCGGCGTTTATTCGTCAAATGGAAGACGCTTGGACTGCTGTTGGTCCCACACTCTTTAAATCACAATCTGTAGCTAAAAATAAAGGAATACCGTATGGGACCATTGTTCTTAGTACACCGAATAAGACAAATGGTATAGGTCGTTGGTTTTATGATAGTTGGGTACAGTCAATTAATGGAAGAAGTACATTTCAACCTATTAAAATCCATTGGACAGAAGTAGAAGATTTTAAAAGTGATCCCAATTGGTATCCTGCTCAATGTGCAATATTAAATAATGATACTAGAAGAATTGCTCAAGAATTAGAATTAAAATTTATTAGTGCCGAGGGTTCTTTATTTAGTGAAATAGTTCAAGAAAGATTACAGAATAAAAATGAAGAACCACAACAATATTTAGAGATTGGGAAGAATGTTAAATTGTGGCAATTTCCTAGAAGAGTTCGGAGAGAAAAATTTCATTTAATTGGTGTTGACTGTGCTTCAGCATCAGGTACAGATTATTCTACTATTGAAGTATTAGAGTTTGAGAGTGTAGAACAAATCTTTGAATTACAAATTAAATGTGATCCAAAAGAATTTGCATCTTATGTTAAGAAGGTAGCACAACTAGTTCCTCATAATATTATTATTGTGGATAATACTGGTGGGTATGGTAGTGCTATTTTATCAGAATTAATGACAGATGAGGAATTTGAATATAATGTATTGGGAGAATGGAGAGGTTCTGGAACTTCTAAGAAATATATACCTGGAGTTAATATTAATGTAAAAACTAGACCTATGATTGTAGATGCTTTATATTCTTATGTTGATGAAAATCCTGAATTAATACGATCTAAGAGATTAGCTATGGAATTGGTTGCTTTAACCAATAGATCAAATAAAATAGAAGCAGATAAGGGATTTAATGATGATTTATGTTTTGCATATGGATTGGCGTGTTATGGGAGAAAGTATTGTTCTGAAGTATTAGGAAATACAGATGATGTTGATGAAAATAAAGAATATGAAACAACAATTTTAAGCGAGGCATATAGTTTAATTACTAGTTTGAACGATGGTTCCGAAGCTGTTTTGAGATCTGAATATAAAAATAGTGAAGATTATGATGCGTTTAAGAAGAAATTACATCATCATTTAACAGAGAAGAGGATAGCAGAATTAGCCAAGGGTCAAGTTCCTGGCGGATATAAGCTCATCCAAACTACCAAGATGTTTCAACCGGATTCATTATGGAACAAGTAACTACACCTGTTATGGAATTTGCAGATTTTCTTCCAAGGAATTTAGAACCATACGCTCCTATATCTTTGTATCATTTAAATACAGAAATTGATGATTATATTTATTCTAATGAGAAGATTGTAAATGAAGTTCTTACTTGGTCCAAACATTCTAAACAAACTAGACCAATATATAAAACAATTGAAAAAGGTCTTTTAAATAAAAGAATTGTAGTTGGATTTATTAAGAATAGAGGTATGTTGCCCCATTTGGTTAAATCTATAAAAGAATGGTGGAATAGAGATAAAATTCGTGAGGGTTGGAGAATGAAAGGGTATGGATCTATTGGTGATTTAGAAGGTATTTTTGGTATGTATTCTTATGATGATAAGAGATTATTTGTAATATTAGATGATAATGTTTCATTTTTAGGAAAAGCATTGAGAGATCTTCCACCAATTTTAATTCATGAGTTGTGTCATTTTGCTTCACATAACGATAACCGAGGATTTATTCGTGGTAATATGGATTCTATTTTATATCCATTTTATAATTATATAGTATTTCAGGTAGAACCGAAATCTAAAAATTTAAATTCAATGGAGTTACAAAATACAATTAAGACACTGTCTGAAAATTTCGAATTAATGCGAAATTATAGTACTTCTACTGAATCTCAAGCATTTGCTATATGGACGAATTTTTTTAAGAAATGTTCAAATGATCCTGAACATATGGCTTTATATATGCTATCCCCTTATATTAGGTTCTTTTTGAATGCTTTAAAACCTGAATATCATAAAATTGCAAGTCGAATGTCTTCGTTATTTTATTCAGCATATGATGATATAAAAACTCCCTATGTTAGGGAGATTTCTGTAGTAGGTCAAGAAGCAATATTTCCCTCAGAAGTAGTATGTATTGCGAATCAAGTTCAGATAAGATCTCAAGATATTAGATTAATTAACTCTATACCTATGGAGGTATAACCTGTGCCACCAGGTCCGCCCGTAAATGATTTAAACGAATTTAATCGCCAAAGACAGCAGTTTGTTAAAGGCATAGGGTCTATGACTACGGCGGTTAAGGAAGCTGAAAAACAATTTAAATTTTCTTTTTCAGAAATGCGTAAAGCAACTACTATGTCAACTAGAGCAGATAGTTCAACAGCATCTTCAATAAATTCTTTCGCTGATGTTATTACGAAAGAGGAGAAAAAAAATCGTCCGGTAGCAATGAGTTTAACAAAAGCTGTAGATAGTTTTAATCAGGATTTTCAAACTAATACACAAGTTCTTTCAAAATCTATGGATCGTGGTACTGGGCAGCTTAGAGAATCGTTTGAAAAAGGGACCATGGCTTTTAGTAAAGCGGTTAATTATGGTTCGGATAAGATGGTTAAATCAGCAACATTTTTAGCCACTACGACCAGTAAGGCTACAGCGGAATTAACCGGGGCTGTTCAAAATTTGCATCAGGGTTTGGCTAAATTAGTTCATAGCCCAATGTTTAAAGCTGGAGCGGTTGCGGCATTATTTGCTGCAAATCCAGTTTTGGCTGGTGGATTTTTAGTGGGTAGAAAGGGATTTAGAGATATATCTAAGGTTGCGGGTAAGATTCGAGAACGAGGTATGCAATTAAAACAGGAGATGGAGGAGCAGACTAGAAGTATTTTTTCTACTGCTATGACGGGTATTGGTCCTTTGGGTGAGATGATGAGTATGATATATGCAACCTTGGGTAATGTTGGAACAAAATTTAAAAATCTTTTGAAGACTATATGGGGAACTGGTGTTGGTGCAGTTAAAGGTATAGGGAAAACGGCTTGGAAAGGTGTTAAGGGTGCGGGTCGGGCTGTTAAATCTGTAGCTAAATCTGCACTAAAAGTTGGTGGGATTGCTGCCGGTGTGGCTTTTGGAAGATCTGCAACAGCCAGAAAATTAGTTAGAACGATGGGATTTTCTAAAGCCCCCATGACTGTAGATATAGATCCAGAAGATCAAACGGTTCATGCTCAAATACCAGTGAATCAAATAGCGGCTGCTGCGGGTGTGGGTGCCGGATCCATTTTAGCTGAAGCAATGGAAGAACAAGAAAAGAAAAAATCTAAGAATAAATCTGTATATAATATGAATGCTAATGTTAATTCTAAAAAGGCTATGGAAAATGACCCATTAGTTAAAAAATTGAGGGCTGCTTTAAAGGATGAACTGTTTGGATTAACGAGCCAAATTGTTGGTGTGCGGGCCGTCTCCTCGGTTTTCACTAGAATATTTGCCTATGCCTTACCTATTTGGGGAGCCGGGTATAGGGCCGATTTACCGAGTCCTAGGCGGTATGGTATGCTCGGTTCTATACTACAAACTTTAAGTTTAATATATACCCATAGTCGTTTCAATTCTGCTGATAATATTTTAATGTTGACACAAATTGCGCAGATACTTCAGACTGGATTGGGTGTTGAGGGAGAATTACAGAAACCTAAATCTAGATCTTTAGTAGAGACAATAGGTAAGAAAATTAAGAAGGAAATATTTGGATCAGATTGGATGCAGTTTCAAGTAAAGAAAATTACCGATGAAGTTCAAAAGGCAACTGGAGGTACAACAGAAGCTTACGGAAAAAAGAAACAAGAATTATATGATAAGATGCGTAAAGAAAATCCAGAGTTTGATGCTTTTATGAAAGAGAAAGAGAAAAAAGGATTTTCTATGAAAGGAACAAAGGGAGGATTTAGTTCTCCCATTGATAAAATAAGATTTAAAATGCAAGCTGAATCATTAGTAGAAATTAGAACAATTAGGGATCTTCTTAAAACTGCGCCAATAATGAAAATGAAAGCAGCTAGAGTAAAGCCACCTCCAGGGCAACTTGGTAAAAATCAACTTGGTGGGGAAGTTGTGGAAGGTGGGTTGGCTGGTGTGGATACAGGTGAAAGAATATCTACTGTAGCAGAGGCTGCAGAAACAGCTAATGAAAACATTAGTTCACAACCTAAAGGTATTCTTGGTAGTATAATGGGAATGTTTCTGGTATTTTTGGATTTGCTAAAAAAATAGGAAAATCTGTTGGGGATGCTATAGGGCAGAAATTTGCAGAATTGAAAAAATGGCTAAATGAAAAATTTGGTGTGGATGATGAAACTGTAGACGGTCATAAAAAAGGGCTTTTTGGTTATTTAAAGGATCTTGCTGGTGGAATTCAAATTAAATTCACTGATTTTTATAAAGGTATAGATTCTGATAAAGGATTTCTTGGTAAAATGAAATCAATGTGGGAAAATGTGCTTCCAGATGAATTAAAAAAATCATTTCAGAATATTGGAGAGGGTTGGTCTTCCTCGATTAAAAATTGGGGAGACATGATGAAAGGTATTTCAACCACTGTTCAAAATGTTGCGGGGGATCTTACGGGATATGCTAAGGATGTAATAGAACCATTTAGTGATGTATTGAAATCAAAAGAAGGTGGAACAACCAAGTTTTTCAAAATGTTGGGGGCTATTCCTAAAGTAATTGTAAATATGTTTAAGAAATTGAACGGTTTATTTTTTGGTAAGAAATATTCGGAGAAAGAAATATTTAATATGGGTTTGGAAGTTGAAGAAAAATACACCAGTGGAAATTTAACTGAGGCTGCATATAATACCAAGATGAATCAAATTGAAAAAGGACAAGGACGAGGATTGTTTGGAGATCTTTGGGATGCGTTTACAGCAGTTTCTATGGGTATATCTGTAGGGTTTCGAACAGGATTTAGTTTTCTTGGTGAGATAGGGGATGAAGCTGTACGATTAGGTAAAGAAGCAATTAAATCTGTTTTTCCTGAATCTATTAGTGGCCCTGTATTAAAAGGTATAGATACAGTTAAAGATCTTTTAAAATTGGGTTTTTCTACTATAGATAATGTTATTGTTGGATTATTTAATCCTGCCAAAATATTTTCTGGTGAAGAATTGGGTAAATTGGGTATGAAGGTTAAGAAAGATGGGGAGATAGAATGGGGAGAGGATATGGGCTTCTTCAAAAAGGCACAATCCCGAATTGTTATGTTCTTTAAATCCCTAATTCAACCCACTTTAGATTTATTTACATCTTTCCGAGATTTTGGAAAATTGATATTGAAGAATTTTCAAGATGGGAATTATAATATACCGAAACTTCTATCAGATATAGGTGCTTCATTTACAAAAGCGGCCAAGGCTGTTTCGGTTAATGCTAAGCAAGCTAAATTAATTGCTCAAGGTCGTGGTTCAGAAGCTAGAACTGAAAGAACTGAAAGGGCACAGAATAATATGTCTCCTGTAGATTGGGAGGAAAGAGAAGAAGGCATTAAAGCTGGTATTGTGGGTCTAGCTAAGGGTGGT